TCTCTGCGGCCGGGAGTACATGAACAGCCTGGAAGACTCCTCTATGGAGGAGGTGAAGCAGGCGATCCGATCCGAACCCTGGCTCAACGCCTACTTCGAGATCGGCGAGAAGTTCATCCGCACCCGCAACCGACGGGTGTGGTTCTCGTTCTCCGGCCTACGCCACAACCTCGATAGCATCAAGTCGAAGGCGCGCATCCTCATCGCATGGGTCGATGAGGCCGAGAACGTCAGTGAGATCGCCTGGCAGAAGCTGGTGCCGACGGTTCGCGAGTGCGACTCCGAAGTCTGGATCACCTGGAACCCGGAGAAGGACGGCAGCCCTACCGACACCCGGTTCCGGAAAAACATGCCGGCCGGCGCCAAGATCGTCGAACTGAACTACACGGATAATCCCTGGTTCCCCGACGTCCTCGATCAGGAGCGCCTGAACGACAGGGAGTCGCTGGACGACCAGACCTACGCTTGGATCTGGGATGGCGCCTACCGCGAGAACAGCGACGCGCAGATCCTGTCCGGCAAGTACCGAGTGGCGGAGTTCACGCCTGAACCGGGCTGGGATGGCCCCTACTACGGCCTGGACTGGGGGTTCAGTCAGGACCCCACAGCCGGCGTGAAGCTCTGGGTGCACGATCGCCGGCTCTGGGTCGAGTACGAAGCCAGCAAGGTCGGCCTCGAAAACGACGACATCGCCCAGTTCATGATCGACCGTCTGCCTGGCATCGAACTGCACGCCGTGCGGGCCGATTCGGCCAGGCCGGAGACAATCAGCCACGTCAAGAGCAAGGGGCGTGACCACAAGCGCGCCAACTTGCCGCGCATCGAGCCGGTGGCGAAGTGGCAAGGCAGCGTCGAGGATGGCATCGCGCATCTGCGCAGCTACGTCGAGATTGTCATTCACGTGCGCTGTACCGGGTTCCTGCGCGAGGCCCGGCTCTACAGCTACAAGGTCGACCGCCTGACCGGTGACGTGCTCGCCGAGATCATCGACAAGAACAACCACTTCATGGACGCGAGCCGCTACGCGTTGGGCCCGCTGATCAAGCGCCGCGGCGCGGTCGGTATGCTGCTACCCGGAGCCCGCTGATGGCCATCTTCATCCTCAAGGAGCGCGCTACCAGCCGCTCCATGGTTGTCCGTGCGCGCTGCACTACATGCGCCCGCACCGTGGCGGTCGAGAACGCCGGTGCCGAAGGGACGATGGTATGGCGTGACCCCAACCTCTCTTCTGTCGAACTGGTCCGCGAGACGGACAAGCCAGGCCTCATCCTGAAATCGGACTGACCATGACTGACAAACTCGACCTCGCGGTCAATCACGCGATGAGCAGTGCCATCGCGCGTGCCCGATTGAGCCTGCTGAACCAGGGCATTGGCCATGACGCGAAGCGGCCACAGGCATGGTGCGAGTACGGATTCCCCCAGGAAATCACGTTCAACGACCTGTACACCATGTACCGCCGGGGCGGCATCGCCCATGGCGCGGTCGAGAAGATCGTCACCACTTGCTGGAAGACGAATCCGCAGGTCATCGAGGGTGACGACCAGGACCGTTCAAAGGACGAAACCGAGTGGGAGAGGAAGAACAAGCCGTTGATAGCAGGCGGCAGGTTCTGGCGGGCTGTCTCCGAAGCCGACCGGCGCCGCCTTGTTGGTCGTTATTCCGGGCTGCTCTTGCACATCAGGGATAGCCAGCCGTGGGACAGGCCTGTCACGGGAAAGGTCAATGGCCTGGCGAAGGTCACCCCGGCCTGGGCCGGGTGCCTTAAGCCCAAGACGTTTGACGAGAAACAGGATAGCGAGACCTACGGGCAGCCCACCATGTGGGAATACACCGAGGCCTCCCAAGCCGGTCGTCCCGGTCTGGTGCGAGATATCCATCCGGACCGGGTGTTCATTCTCGGAGACTGGACCGGCGATGCAATCGGATTCCTGGAGCCTGCCTACAACTCCTTCATCAGCTTGGAGAAGGTCGAGGGAGGCAGTGGCGAATCGTTCCTGAAGAACGCCGCACGCCAGCTCCTGCTGAACTTCGACAAGGAAATCGACCTCAACAACATCGCCTCGATGTACGGCGTCTCGCTTGACCAGCTGAACCAGCGGTTCAACGATGCCACACGCCAGCTGAACCGCGGCAACGACGTGATGCTTCCGACCCAAGGGGCGACGGCCACTCAGCTGGTCTCTGCGGTATCCGACCCTGGCCCGACCTACAACGTCAACCTGCAAACCGCCGCCGCCGGCGTCGACATCCCGACCAAGATCCTGGTGGGCATGCAGACCGGCGAAAGGGCGAGCAGTGAGGATCAGAAGTACCACAACGCCAGATGCCAGGCGCGCCGGGTGCAAGAACTGACGTTCGAGATCAACGACCTGTTCGGGCACCTGATGCGCATCGGCGTGGTCCCTCTGAAGGCCGAGTTTACGGCAATCTGGGATGACCTCACCGTTCCAACCAAGGCCGAGCGCCTGGCCAACTCCAAGACCATGAGCGAGATCAACAGCGCCGCAATCGGCACTGGCGAGCCGGTATTCACCGCGGAGGAGATCCGCGAAGAGGCTGGCTACGACCCGCTCGTGGGCGGTGACCCGCTGCCTGATACCGAACCGGAGGATGAAGATGCCGCGCGCACCGATCCTACCGGCGAGCAGCAGTGACCCGACCGGGGTAGATCGACTGGAAAGGGGCGCAATGCGCGAGTTCGACAGGCGCATGCGGAAAATCCGGGATGGCTATGTCGCTGCCTTGGATCGAATCCCGGCCCAGCCGGTGGTGAATGAGCAGTACACCTACCGTCTCGACCAGGCCCTTCTTTCCGCGATCTTCGCCGACACCAACCTGATGGTCGACGAGATACTGCAGGAGGGCGGGGAGCGCGACCTCTGGTTCTTTGAATCCTATGTCGGGGTTGCCTACATCCGCGGTACCGCACAGACGCATGCCAACCTGGCGCAGCAATCGCCTGCATACCGCGCCGGCCGGGAATCGCTGGATGTCCTGCTTCGATCTGACGCCTACCGCGCGCGGATGGCACTGCTTCGCGCCCGGGAGTTCGAGGAGATGAAGGGCTTGTCCGGCCAAGTCAAGGCCGACATGGCGCGCATTCTCGCCGAGGGCATGGGGCGCGGGAAGAATCCCCGCGAAATCGCACGGGACCTGACCGCCCAGACCGGCATCGAGGCGCGTCGCGGCCATCGCATCGCACGCACCGAAGTCACAACCGCTCTCCGAAGGGCTCGCTGGGACGAAAAAGACGCTGCTGAGGCCGACTACGGCGTTCAGTCGAAGCTGATGCATATGTCGGCCCTGTCCCCCAGCACCAGGGCAACCCATGCGGCCAGGCACGCCAGGCTCTACACCTCGGACGAGGTGAGGAACTGGTACAGCCGAGACGGAAACTCGATCAACTGCAAGTGCAGCCAGGTCGAGGTACTGGTCGATGACGAAGGGAACCCGGTGGTCCCGGCCATCGTCGAGCGCGCGCGCCGCAACTACCAAGTCATGAAAGCCAAAGGGCGCGGGCCCTGGGCGAAAGAGGATTGAGCCATGCCCATGCAGGTCAACATCACCACCCAGGTCAACAGCGCCAGCATTCGGCGTGAGACACACAACGGGCGCGAACATCTGGTTCTGCCGAGCTACACCCTGCCGGCCGGCGTGATCATGAACGGTGGTCTCTACACCGCCGAGCAGATCGACAAGCACTACCCAGGCCTGGAGGGAACGCTGGCGCCGCTCGGGCACCCGATGGTCGACGGGAAGTTCGTGTCTGCGTTCTCGCCTGAAGGGATCAACGCCGCCCACGTCGGCGCCTGGAACCGCAACGTGAAGAAGTCAGGCAACCGGGTCTACATGGAGAAGTGGGTCGACGTCGAGTTCGCCAAGTCCACGGAGGGCGGCCGTGAACTGTTGCAGCGCGTCGAAGCGCTGGAGAAGGGGGAGGACGTCCCCCCGATCCATACTAGCGTTGCCGCATTCCTCAATCGCATCGAGCCGGACGAAAGCCAGCGTGCCCAGGGCGCGGAGTGGGTCGCCGACATCCAGAGCATGGACCACGACGCGATCCTGCTGCACGAAGTAGGGGCGGCCACTCCTGAGCAGGGCGTCGGCCTGATGGTAAACGCCGACCAGGCTGTCCCGCTTCAGCCGAATTCCGGCGCTCTGGTTGGCGAGTCCTATCGGGAGCGGGAGCAGCGTCTCGATCGCGCCGCAAAGGAGCGATTCGCCTCCGGGCCCGATCAGTACGCATGGGTTGCCGACTTCACCGACTCTCAGGCTGTGATCAGCCGCAATGGCGGTGTGACCGAGGTGTACGGCTACAAGGTCGAGGCAGGGAAGATCGTCTTCGACGAATCCGGCCAGCCCGTTGTCAGGCAAGAGTCCTGGGTCGCCATGGTGGCCAACAGCATCAAGAACATTTTCACCCATCGTCAGGCTCGGCCTGATCAACCTGAGAAGGAGGGCGACATGCCCCTGACCCCCGAAGAAAAGGCCGAAATCGTGAAGGAAATCGGCACCAACACCTCCAGCGCCATCAAGGAACTGGCGGACACCATCATCAAGCCCCTGGCCGACAAGGTCGACGGCCTGGTCGCCAATCACAAGGCGCTGGCCGATACGCTGACCGCCAACCAGCGCGCCGAGGAAGACAGCATGCGCGAAGCGGTCAAGGCCAAGTTTGGCGAGGTCATCGCCAACAGCCTGGCCGGCGACGCGCTCAAGGAAATGTTCAAGCAGTGCGGCGAATCCGCTCCGCTGGGCGCCAATGCTGCCAGCGACAAAGGCGGACTCACCGCCGATATCGCCAACCTGCCGAAGGAGTAAGCCATGTCTCGCTATCGTCGCGTGAACATCGACGGCAAGTCGCTGTTCAAGACCGAAACCCGCAAGACCGCCGCGGCACTCCTGCCCGGCACGTTCGCCGTGATCAATGGCAGCGACCTGTTCGCCCAGGCAAGCGCCAGCGTTGGCCGCCTCTACGTCATCGACTGCGCTCACCACGAAGGACTCAACATCCGCGATGCGGTTCCCGCCGGCCATTCGGCCGTGGGCAACTACGTCGAAGAGGGTCGCGAGCTCGCCGTGCTATGCCCGGCTGGCACCTACAAGAAGGACACGCCGATCAAACTCGGCACCAGCGGCCAGGGTGCCATCGCGTCGAGCGATACCGACACGGTCCTCGGGTACAGCCAGGACAATGCAGTCATCGCCTCCGGCGAAACCGACTTCATCCGCATCCGCTTCCGTGTCGGCAGTGTCGCCGCCCCGGCGCCCTAATAGGAGTACGGACACATGTTCCTCACCCAGCAAGCAATCGCCGCCCATCCTCGCCTGATGGGCCACTACCAGGAGTTGCAGGCCAACCGCAACATCTGGAACAACCAAAACGCTGCGATGATCACCCGCCACCGCGGCGCCATGACCCCCGAAATGCTGGCCTGCAACGCGCTCGCCGGCCTGGGTCGTGAGTTCTGGGCCGAGGTCGACGCCCAGATCATCCAGTACCGCAACCAGGAAACCGGCATGGAGATCGTCAACGATCTCCTGCAGGTGCAGACCGTGCTGCCGATCGGCAAGACCGCCAAGCTCTACAACGTGGTCGGCGACATCGCCGATGACGTGTCGGTGAGCATCGACGGCCAGGCCCCGTACTCCTTCGATCACACCGAGTACAACTCCGATGGCGACCCCATTCCGGTGTTCACCGCCGGCTACGGTGTCAACTGGCGCCATGCCGCCGGCATGAACACCGTCGGCATCGACCTGGTTCTGGACTCGCAGGCTGCGAAGCTCCGCAAGTTCAACAAGCGGATCGTTGCCTACACCCTGGACGGCGCCACCAACATCCAGGTCGAGAACTACCCGGCTCAGGGTCTGCGCAATCACCGCAACACCATCAAGGTCAACCTGGGCTCCGGCGCCGGCGGTGCGAACATCGACCTGACCACCGCCACGCCGCAGCAGATCATCGACTTCTTCACCAAAGGCGCATTCGGCCAAGCTGCGCGTGCCAACAAGGTGGACGCCTACGATGTTCTCTGGGTTTCCCCGGAAATCAACGCCAACCTGTCCCAGCCCTACATGATCACCATGGGCGGCGGTGCCAACGCGGTGGTGGCCGGCACCGTGCTCGATGCGGTCATGCGCTTCATCCCGGCGCGCGCGGTTCGCCAGACCTTCGCCCTGTCGGGCAACGAGTTCCTGGGCTATCAGCGCCGCCGCGACGTGGTCACCCCGCTGGTCGGCATGGCTACCGGCGTTGTGCCGCTGCCGCGCCAGCTGCCGCAGGTCAACTACAACTTCCAGATCATGAGCGCCATGGGCATCCAGGTGAAGAAGGACGACGAAGGTCTGTCCGGCGTGATCTACGGCGCCAACCTGGCGTAAGGAGAACGACATGCCCAAATACGAGGTGATCAAGCCCTGGAACGGCGTTTCCAAGGGTCAGGTGCTGGAGCTCGAATCACTTGCCGCTGCGCTCCTGCCGAACGTGCGCGAGGTTGGCGCACTCAGGAACGGAAGCCTGACCTTGGACGTTTCGGCCCAGGTCGACGAAGCGGCCAGGCAAGCTCTCGCCGAAGCGCGTGTATCCGTCGATGCCATGATCGACGAAGCCAAGGCCCAGGCCGAAGGCATCATCGCCGCAGCCAACGCGGAAGCAGCGAGTATCCGGGAGCAGGCCAAGGCCCAGGCCGGCACCCTGACCCCGGCGATCCCGGACGGTAGCGAGCGCCGCGAGCTGATCAAAGCGCGCCTGAAGGAGCTGAAGATCGAGTTCGATGGCCGCCAGGGCGAGGAAGCGCTTGCCGCCCTGCTGCCGGAGGGCGAACTGGCGAAGCTGTTCCCGGCCAAGTGTGCGTGACGAGAGGCCGCCTGCGGGCGGCTTCGTCGTTTCTGGCCCCAGAAATGGGGCCTTCTTCTTCCAGGAATCGGACATGATCACAGTTGAACAGGCCCGGCAGTACCTGCAGAGCCAGGGCATCGACAACGTGCCCGATTTCATCCTCGCGGCGTGGGTGGAGCAATTGCAGGAGATCCAGGACTGCCTGGATGCCCACTACCCGGCATCGACCGCGCTGCTGATTCAGGCCTACCTGCTGGCGCTGTTTGCGCTGGCCCAGGCCGACAAGTACATCAGCAGCCAGACGGCCCCATCCGGCGCTTCTCGATCGTTCCGCTACCAGGCCTTTGCTGATCGCTGGAAGGCGCAGTTGGCCCTGCTGAACGCCCTGGACAA